ATACATTGATTTCCTCATCTTTCTTTAGAGGGAAGTATGCATCCTTGTCTCCACGCTTTACATAAACGTCTAGCAGGTTGGCGTCGTCTTCATCCTGAGCGATGCTTACAATCTCTAAGATTGTTCCATCGGCTTCAACAATTGCGTCAGACTTAAGAAGGTCCTTTGCAGAGATCTTCATCTTGTCTTTAAAGACTACGGCTTCTTTTCCATACTCTTCGCCCTTACGGACAGCGTTGTTGTTGATGTACTCGTTTAGCTCTCTTCTTAGCTTCTGCAGAGCAACGTGACCGATAAATCTGTAGTCATCAATCTGGCTCTGCAAGGATTTAACGAACTCGTCGTTTTGCAGGTTGTATTGAGCTAGGTCGTCTACAGTTTTACGTAGCTTCTGACGGTCCTGAGCATAACCAAAAGCATTTGTTCTTTGGTATGGTCCGCTATATGTAGGGTACTGCTTTAGGTTGTAGTAAAGGGTGACTAGCTGCTCGGTGGTAAAGTTCTGTGGGTAGTCACGCATCTCGTCAACCATGTCAACTGCTCTGCTGTCAACAGCTCTTTGCTGTAGCAGGTTGTTGATTGGGTACCATAAGGCTTGGTTTAGTGAAGCATCTACAATGCCCTCGTCAACTCCGGCAACGCCAACAGGTTTGTTCCAGATATCTTCGTATCTTTTAGAAGTTCTATTCTTTTCGACACTGGCTTTTACTTCTGGATCTTTTTGTTCTAGAAGTTCATAGCGTTTTTCGTCTAACTGCTCCACCTGAACAGGTTCTTTTGTGAAAGCTCTATCTGCCATTCTGTCAACTGCGGATAGTTCTTCATCCTCTTCGTAGCTTTGGATGTACTTCTTAGCGTCATCCCAGTTGAAAGCAGTAGCAATGAATTCACCAGTGTTGTTCTCATAGATGTTCATAGCTCCAGGCAGATTTACGATGCTTGCGCCATCAATCTTGTCACCGCTGTTTAGGTCAAATGTGCTGGTGATTTCTGAACCAACAGCTCTCTCTCCGTACTCGGCTGCGTAGCGTCCGTCGGCAGATATAAAAGTATCTGCAATGCCTGTCTCTCTCCAGTCATTAGGAAGAGATACAGCTGGATCAAATGAAGGAGCTTCTACAGCATCTTCTGGATCTTCTTGCTCTGGTGCTACAACAGTTTCAGGAAGCTCAGCAACTACTTCTGGTTCAGCCGCAGGCTGGACGTCTTCTTGAAGTGGCTCGTTCTCAGCGTCTGGGTAGTTAGCGTCTTCTGCAGTAGTCATCTGCTGAACTCCGGACCAGTCCTGAGCATATCCAACTACTTCTTCTTGACCACGCTTGGTAGAGATAAGTTCGTAAACAGGCTTGTCAGCCTCTAGAGCATCGGTTCCCTTGGTGTTTAGAACCATAGAACCAAACTTGTCCTGAGCTTCGGTTACACGCTTTTGTAGAGCCTCGTTTAGGCTGTCGTATGCAGCAACTCGGTAACCGTCTCCGGTTGCGTAGTTCTGGCTTGGCTTGACGTTGTTCTCTAGTAGTGTCTGGCTTGCACCTGACTCTGTGGTGTACCAGCTTGTAGGTAGGTCCTTACGAACCATGTCTGAAATATCAATGAAGTTTACGCCTAAGCCAGGTCCAACTGGAGAAGACTTTTCAATAGCTTCGGCTGGAAGAATAGCCTTGAAGAACTTAGTCATGTCTGATGGAACGGTGTAGATTCCAGGAGTGATTCCAGGAACGTCGGTGATTTCTAGATCGATACCCTTAGGGTCGTTCTCAGGAATACCAGCAATCTTTCCAACTACAGAAATAATGTTTCCCATAGCCATCTTTACGTAGACTCTAGCTCCGCCACCCATCTCGGCGAACTGACCTTCTTCGTCACGTCTCTGACCCTCAGCACGCTGCTTACGGTGCCAGAAGCTGTTCTTACCTGCGTAAGGGTTACCAAAAGCAATGATTGGCATTATGCGTAGGTCGCTTGGAATCTGGTCGCCTAGAGAGTTAAGGCGAATCATGTTGTAGTGGAAGTCTAGGCTGTTAGGGTTGCTACCATAAACAGCAGCAACAATAGCTCTAGCGTTCTCGTCTGTAATGCGACTATCGGCTGCAATCCAAGTTGCACGAAGTTGACGTAGTTCTGGCATAGAGAACTCGTGAGGAGCTGTTGAGCTTGGGTGGCTTACTGGAAGTAGGTCTGCGTGCTTGTTTACAGTCTCTGATACATCGCCCTCAGAAGCAAAGGTAACAAAGTTGGTAACTTCACGAATAACATTGAAGTGCTGAACGTCAGTAGGAAGTGAAGCACTAGCAACTAGGACACGTTCAGCAACACTAAATACAGCGTCGTCTGAAACTTTACGAGCCTCTGGAACTTCTACGTTCCTGGTCTCAATGATGTCAATAATAGAATCTCTTAGACCTATTCCGCCATCGTAGTTTTCATCAAAGTTGTCTAGTAGATTGCTCAATGTATTAATCTTCCTCTGGTTTTGGCAAAAGATCTGCGTCTTCGCTGTCGTATAGGTATATAGCTAGATTAGCCGCTCTGTCAAATGGTGATTCAGATGCGTTAACGCCACGCTTCCAAGCAGCACGGAAAATAGGAGCACTCTCGTATCCTAATCCGGAAAACTCTGTGAAAGCGTAGATAGCTTCTTCAGGGTCAGAATACTCTGACTCATCTTTAAGTTCGATATACAAATCGCGTTCTGCAAGTGCAGACGCTGTGATACCAGCATCCGCCTTGATACCGCTCTTTGGATGACCCTTAGGTAGTAGGTCGTTGTCGGTTGTGTACTTAGGGTTTGAAGGTCTGCCAGACTTAACTAGGTGCAAGAACGCATTTACACGAGCCATTGCCCATGAGTTTCTGTTCTGGTCTGGGCGGTGAGAAGTTGAGAATGCTCCAGCTCCGCGACGGTAAACTGCTTTAAGTTGAGATAGAGTAACCTTGCGGCTTGCACTCTCTACACTCTTGTTGTGGTTTTCAACTTTCTCTTTTAGAGAAGTTTCAACTTTTTTTGAAAACTTTACTTTACGTCCGCCAGCTGCAGAGCCCTTAGGGTTCTTTTTTGAGCCTTTAATCTGGTCTTTCTTAGGTGCTGGTTTAGAACCTGCAGTAGCGGTCACAGCACGCTCAGATTCGTCCGTAACAGGCCCACCAACGGCCCAAGCGTTGCAAGTGCGACTCGCAGCACATTTGAAATCTAGAGCCGTACAGTAGCCAAGCTCGGCCTGATCTATGGCATCCCAAGCACTCTCGTCTCCAGAGCCACCCTCGGCAATGCCAGACTCAATGCAGTCCATAGTCTTTGAACGAATGTCGAAGAATACGCAGTTGCCACAGACGCTCTTTTTAGCTTCTTCTGGAGAAACAGACCACTTGTCTGCTTTGTCTTGCCAGAACTCGGTGCTAGGCTCTTTCGGGTTTAGCGGTCCGTAGCCAACATTGTCGATTGCGTTCTGTCTGTTCTTTACGTTTAGAACAATGTCGCGAGTTGCTGGAGGACATTCGTCCCCGTAGTCAGCATCTGCGGTTATTGCTTCAAACATCTCGTGCTCTTCGTAAGGCTTAGTTCCTTCAGGAGCCTTACTTGGGTCAACGGTGCCGTCAGGAAGAACTGCGAAACGGCAGTATCCTTCTGAGTCGACCTTAAATGCAACAACAGCACATTCTTGTCCTCCACGGTAAAGAACGCAATTGCCACACTTGACACCCATCTCGGCATATGGGTTATCTTCAGGTTCGTGGTAGTCAGCCCAGATACCTGTTTGGTCTTCGTTGAACTTGCCATACTTCTCGGCAATTTCGATTAGTGCTTCTGCTAAGTCTTGCTCCTCTGGAACTAGGTTCCCGGTAGCAAGAAGAGCAGCACGGATTGATTCAGGTGTAGGCTGAAGTTCCGGAATCGTAACGTTGTTATCGTTATCGACTCCCATTAAAGAAACTTCAGCCTTCGATTTTCCCATATCAAGTGTGTGAATGCTTGTTGAGTCAACACCAATAGTGGTGCCTAGCTGCCAGACATTCTTCTCAACTGCGTCGATACGCTCTGCTAGGAAGTTTGCGATTCCCTGAGAGTTGATTGCATTAGCAATGTTAACTGCATCATATAGACGGTTAAGAATGCACAGGTTTCCTTCGTAAAGAACTGCTGACATCTGGATTGGGTCTCCGCTAACTAGACGAGCCTCAACAGCTGTTAGTTCTGCAAAGTGGTGTAGCAAGAATGGAGCATCAAAGCCGAGCTTACGAATGCCTTCCGCTAGTGTATCTTCTGATTCTGCAAAATCTTCGTAGATCTCCTGGCAGAAGTGGTGGAACTGAGTATACTGCAGTCCCTTTATGTTCCAATGGTATCCCTGCGCAAGATAGTGCAAAGTAACGGTGTCTGAAAGAACCTCAGCGAGACTCTTAGCAAGACCTTCCTTACTTACTTCGTATGGAGCGTTATCTTCCATTTTTTATCTTCCTTTTAGTTGTTATTACTGTACTTGGGACTCTACTGTGGTTGGTTCCGCCAACTGAGTAGGTGGTAGTTCTTCTGCTTGCTGCTCCGGTGGTAGCGGAGGCTCTGCAGGGGCCGCAGGGGCCGCTTCAGGGGCTGCTGGAGCACCTGGCTGGCCTTGGAGCATCTGTTGAAGCTGGTCTGGCATTGGTCCAACGCTAGATTGCTGTTGAGCCTGTCTTGCAGCGTCAATAATCTCTGGAGCAACTGCAGCAAGCATCGCTTCAGAAAGTTCTGGGGTGATCATACCCTTCTGGAGTAGAATTCGTAGTCCAAGCTCTGTTGGGCTAGGTGCATCAGACTCTGAGAACCCGTGAGCACGTCTCCAAGTCTCAAATGAGACCGCCATACGGTCAAAACCTGAGTCAGAGTCGGCTGCACGGTCGTTTCTAGTCGCTACAGCTGATGGGTCATACCAAATAACAAGACGATCAACGTCAACATCGGCATATCCGTTAGCTTTTAGGTAAGGACGTAGGTAAACAACGGTAAAAGCGTCAACAATGAGCAACATAAGAGGCTCAATGTGAGTTTTGTAGAGAGTTTCGTCAATTTGCAGAGCATTTGAGTACTTTACGTTAGCCAAACCGGTTACAACGTCCTTAGGAACGTCGAGACCTTGCAAAATACGGTCCAAAACGCGGTCTGAACGCTCTGCTAGAGCTGGATCGAAGCTACGTTCGAACTTGAACTGCTTAATCTTGTCTCCAAGCTCTGCTGGACCACGAATAATCAGTGGAACAACGGCTGAAGCAGAGTCTTCGTCGCGAATCGGGGTGGTCATCGCGTCAATTAGTTGGTCTTCGAACTCGTCAGCTAGCTCTTCAGGGGTTGGCTCAGCATAAATGCCGTCAGCATCCTCGTAAGGGTAGTTTGGATCCGGTGTAGACGCAACAGAAAGGCCATCTGGCAAGTAAAGGGCACCTGCGTTGAGGCGGGAGCGGGCTGTAGCACGGAATGTGCGGTTTAGAAGTAGTAGTTCGGCACAAAGGTCAAGCATACCCTTTAGGCTGGAGTCAGCTTCGTCAGAGAAACGTGGGTGAGCTCGCCAAATACGGCCAACAAACGCTGTGTTAGGAAGTTTGATTAGGCCCTTTTGTGCTGGGTTAGTAGTTGAGTTGCCAGCTTGGTATTCTCGACGTCCAGCAATAACGTAGTTACCCTTTGCGTCGATGCTTAGTTCGTCAACAGAACGGATGTCCCAGCTTTCTGGGATTCCGTGACCAGCCATAGACGGAGATTGGATTAGGTAGCACTCTCCAGTAACGGAAAGGTTTAGGGCAACGTCACGTAGAAGACCTGCTTGGCCTCCGTATGCGGAGTCTAGACGTGCAAGAGCACGTTCGGCAGCTGTAGCTAGGTCTACAGGGATTGTAGAACTCATGCGGACAGGCTTTGGGGCTTCTGAAGGGTCTTCTACAATCGCAGCGTAAAGACGGATGCGAGAAATGACTGAAGCAACCAAGTTGAAGGCATACTTTACTTCACCAATGGCGTCGTAGTATTCCCAAGCTTCGGTTTGCCAGCCTGAAGACTGTGCCATGCGGCGGTTACGGAATTTGTCGGCTTCGCCTTTATCGTTTAGGCGTACCTGAGTAGCTGCAGCAGTAAGGGAGCGGATAGCTGTGTAAGCCGCTGCTTGATATCTGCCGTCTTGGCTAAGAAAAACTGAGTTAGGTGGCAACTGGCTAGCTGCCGAAGGTGCGGCACTGCCTCTAAGTGGCTCGTTGCCCGGGGTGCGATTGAATACGCCCAAAATAAGCTCCTGTCATTTATAACGGAACGGAGTTACTAATCAACCCGTGCGGTTATTATCCCAGCAACTGCCGAAAGGGCAAGCGGTATACAAAAAATCACCACTGTTGCTGAGTCTATTGTATACCAAATTGTCAGAAGTGATCCGAACCAGATTGACATACACCACACGCATGTAAATAAATAACCCGTTAGGGTTTCTGGGCCTTTACGCTTCCAAATAGCTTCGCGTAATGGCTCAAAAATAACGTCTATTGTGAATAGACGGGCTAGCCTATAGGTTGCTAAGGCTAGAAGAATGAATTGAAAGAGGGTTGGTTCTTGTAATTGCATTTTACTCTTTCGGGTCTCGGATTGAGTTTAGGGTCTTGTACGGATTCCAACTACGTAGACGTGAGCCACAACCGCAGTTTGTGTCCTTTCGGAAAGCAACGAACTTTCCGCTCTCTGTAATGATATATGAAGTTTCGTCTTCTTTGCTTCCCTTTTCAAAAAAAGAGTAACGTTCGTTGAAAACAATCTGGGCTCCGCCTGGAGCATCTTGAGCAACGGTAACGTGAGTGTCGGTAACTATAACGCGTGTGGTTTGAACACGGGCTCCTTGAGGCGGAGGGCTGATTGGACTGAGATCGTGGACGTCGGTGAGGACGTCGGGCGGGGTAACAGAAAAGTTAGCAGGGAAAGTGTCTTGGAGGATTCTCATGTTTGTATTCTACTTGGAAAGTCTGCGAGCTATTGCACGGTGGGTGACTCCGGCTGCTCGGGCGATGTCGGCAATCGAGACGTCGTTAGCTCGGAGAGAGTGGACTATCTCATCCATCTCTTCGTTGGCTTGG